GCGTCAGATACGTGGAAGAACTCAAGGTTGTCAAACAATGCAGAAATCTCAGAAGATACTACAATGAAGTTTGCGCCACCACGAAGAGTTGCCTTATGAATCTGTGCTGAAATCTGGTTAATCTTTGTGAATAACTCCTGGTTCCAGTCCTTCTGTGTGTAGTTAGTTGAGAATGCAGCCATTCTTCTCCAACCATTAACATCCCAACGTGCCTGCCAAGGTGCGCCCTTTCTAAGGTCACGAAGAATCTCACGGTCGATTTCAGCAGCAATCTGCTCTGAAAGGATAGCTGTTAACTCAGCCTCTGCATCAATGTTGTGGAATGCAGAAACGTCCTGTGCCAACTCTGGAGACCATGTTGCACGAAGTTTTCTCTCTTCAACTGCTACAGTTACAGAATCCAACTTGAATGAAACCTCACCGATTTCAGTCTCAAGCTCTAATGAATCATACTGTGCCCAAGCAATCTTGAACAATGCAGCAAGAGCTTCCTTAGTTGCAGCGGTATCACCACTTGAAATAGCAGCGTCTAACTGTGCTGCGTCAACACCAACATATCCGTCGATAGTTCCTGCCTGCTGAACAACTGGTTTAGCAAGGTCAAGCTCAAGGTAAATCTTACCATCAGCATCGCAAATACCATCGTACTCAACAATACCCTTACCATATTTCTGAGTAACTACTCTGAATGGAACAGCCTCATACTTTCTGAAAGCAGATGTCATAACTGATGAACCTTCTGCTACTGGAGCAGCTGTAAATTCTTTCATTGTGATAACCTTCAAAGAAGCCAAGAAGCCTTCTGTGTCCATTTCATTTCCATCAGGACCAGTCAAACGACCTGCGTTGAATGCTGAGAAGCCATCAACCTCAAGGATAATGTTACGAACTGTTCCGTCAAATCCACTCTTGAAGTACTGATTAAGATTTGAACCTGCGAATGGACGTACACCCATAGGAGTAAGCATTACAGGAATTGCTTCGCCAACCTTAATAGTTACCTTACCCTTAGAATTGTCATACAAGAAGTCGTTGTAGAACAAATCATAAAGTGATTTCTGGAAGTACTGAGTTACCTCAGGACCTGCCTGACGATAGTTAGTTGCAGGGATTGTTGGGTCAGCCTTTACAGCCTCTGCAAGCTCATATCCGTTTGCGTATTCATCTTCACCTGCCTCGATAGCTGGGTTGATTTTAACGAACTTACTCTCAAGTTCATTGATTGTCTCATCTGGGAGATAGTATCTTGGGTCGATACGTCCACCCTGGTTACGATTTACTCTGTCATAACCCATAAGACCCTTATGACGACCAGTAGTACCATCTACGATGTCGCCTGGCTCTGTTGCTGCACTTGTTGGGAGTTCCCACTCTCTTTCTGATGTAACAGGAAGGATGAAGAACAACTTACCAACAGGAAGGTTCATAGCCTGAACTGATACGATGTCGTTAGCAAGAAGCTTGCTGAATACACGTCTAATAATTGGGAAAACAACGGTTTCGAAAGAACCACTGTTATCAGAAGCAGTAGCCTCATAAATCAAGTGCTTTGCCTCATTCTCATACAATGTAGCAACATTCTCTTTGATGTTACCCTCAAGACCTTCAGTAAAGCCTAGAGAATCCCAACGATTCTGAATGTCCTCACGTATTTTTCTCTGAGCGTTAAGTTCAATATTACCAACTTGTCCGCTTGTTAAAAATTCTCTCATTGTTAAATGAATTATTTAAATAATTTATTTTTAGTTTAATTTTTTACTTGCAAATTCTATGCATCAAATCGAGTGAATTTAAAATGTCGTTTGAGCGATAGATTTGAGTTTCATTAATCTTGTTGTCATTTACGCCATACTCAACGCTTTCGTCAATGTTCATTTTTGACTTTTTCTTTAAGTCGCGTGAAATGCTCTCAAATAATGTGTTAGAAGCCTCAACTGACTTAGCCTCGTTTCCGAATCTAGCAATAATCTCCTTCTTCTCATCCTTGGTTGTAGAATTTTCCATAACCAACTTAATGATATTTCCAAGATTAACATTTGTCACTGCTGCTTCCTCTAGAGTACTCTTAAATTTCATAAGAGCAGATTTAAGCTGTTTGTTCTCTTCGAAAATCTTGTTAGCCTTTCTGATAATACCTTCAACCTTTACATTAACGTTCACATCCTTTGATGAATTGTTTGAGTATGGGTTATCACCAGTTCCAGTCTCTTGACCATTCTGTGCTGTGTGGAAACTACGGCCCTTACGTCTACGATTTCCATTGTCGCCGTCTGTTCTTGAAGTGCTACCAACATTTGCAGTATGCTCCTGTCTGGTCTTAAGTTCTTGGATTGCAGCCTCTGTTACTGTGTCAACTGCGTCATCCATTCCTTCTTCCTCTTCAACAGTTTTGCCCTTTTCTGCTGTAAATGGCTGATTTTCGCTCTTGTCGCCTTTTTTACCTGACCAAGGCTTTTTAGAGTCCTTTGGAACTCCCTTGTCCCAGTCATTAACGTTTTTGCCTGGCTCTGACATTCCAGGATTTGTCATTACATCCTTGCTTTGGTAATTATCGGTATAACCAACGTTAGAATTATACTCGTTCAATGCAATTTCAAAAATTCTTGATTCATTCATATCTTCATCGTCTTGATTTTCAAGTTCATCTTCTTCGTCACCGAAGTCTTCGTCATCGCCGAAGCCATCATCATCAGTGCCAAAGTCATCTGTGTCTGCCATTGCAGCAACGTCATCAGTTTCATCACCACCTAAGTCGATAAGATATTCAGCGCCAGTCTCATTATCCTTGATGTTAACCTTATCGTCAGTCTTTGTAACTACAACTTGGTCATCATCTTTTAATAGTTTGTAAACCTTTACGATTTCATCGTCTTCCGCATTTGAGAAGTCATACTCGTCATCT